CCATCTTTAATCTGAAAGGTTATTTCACCCTTATCGTTTTTCTTAACATTATTAATTCCCTTTGGAATAATATGGGTAAACACTTCTTGGCCAGTATATTCTTTATTCATATCAAGTTCATATTTTGTTGTTGATGAAGTATTACATAAAATATTTGCTGCATCAGAACCCTTTATTCTAACATCTTTTTGAGTTAATAAGAATGCACCAGATAGTGCATCTTGTTGACAACCAATAATTGGGTTAGAGTCTTTTACACCAATAATTTGGTATTTTACATTTGCAATACGACGTAATTCATTTCTAGCTTGTATTGATTGTGCTAAATGTACATTCATTTCGTCTCCATCAAACCGTGATGTGTTACACAACATAAAATGTTGTTTTTCTAAACATCAGATAATACCCTAACTTTCATTAGGGAGTAGACTGTATCTTAAGCAAGCTTTGAATTGGTTAAATTCATTCAGTTTCCGAAGAAACAGCGCTTACCAACATCCGTTCAGTCGTTGAGAGCCTACCATATCCTATCATTAATTTTCTAATCGGACTTAGGTAGTAACCCTGCGGATTTCCCAATCTCTAATTTTATTACTATTGGAGCCGGCAATTAACCGGGTTCCTTCTAAAGATTTCTCAATAGAAGTAGTAATTAGAGCTCTAAGGGGGTCCCCGCAACAAGATGTTTTGCAAATAAAATGTTATTTACTAGAGAGTGAAACTTTTAATTCTCCCTTTTGCCGACCTCGATGGGTTGTTAATCGGCTCCATAAGGCTTACACGCGGATACATTCACTCTGAATGTATTCGCGTCATCCCTATCTAAAACATGAATTTGGTGAGCCATCATAGAAGGCTTGTGAAGTGTAGGCTGACGATTAAATAATACATAATCTCCGTTAACCGAATGCCTTTCCACAATATCACCAATATTTAATCTAATTGATTTTTTTCTATATTTTAAATCTATTTTTTGTACATCACTCTTACCATCTTTATAATTTATTCTTAATACAAAATTAGCACCTGGATATATATCTCTACCATTTTTAACTAAACCTGTCAAGTATTTAATATTAAATGGTGTTACTTCTTCGGGAATTGTTAACTCCATAGCAATCTTCTTAGGAACTCCAAGTTGATCAATATTAATATATGGGTCAGGCGTAATAACCGAACGACCACTAAAGTCTACACGCTTACCCATTAAGTTACTACGAACACGACCTGCTTTACCCTTAATTCTGTCGGAAATACTCTTAGTTGGATTACCTGTTTTAAATTCAGACCTAGGTAATGAAATTGATTCATTATCAAAAAATGTAGTAACTTGATATTGTAATAAAGTATGAGCCGTATTTGAATAATTTGCAATATCATTTTGAGTAGTTTCTTTATCAAGTTGGGTTCTTAATCTCTGATTTGCTAATACAATATCAGAAATCTTTAAAGTTAGTGAATCTTCCATAGTAGATGAAGCTAAAAAGTCTATTTTTGATGTAGGTCTTATGCTTACTGGTGGAACTGGAAAAGTCTTAATAATTAAATCTTCAGGTCTTGCTGACTTTGGATTAAATCCTAATAATAAACAATCAGTATCTGATACATTTCTTAAAATATTATAACAATCTCTTGGTGATAAAATTTCTAGTATTTTTTTCATTTCTTCAGTTACTTCACCTGTTTTCTCATCGGCTAAAGTAGAACCGACTTCTCTTTCTAAAACTAAATTTATTGAAACTTTACTTGTATTAATTTCTTTTCTAATTTTAGGTACTGGTGTACCACAATTCCAACAAAAACTTATATTTTTTGTTAGATTTCTAATTTCTTTAAATCTAGCCTCAGTTTTCTTAATTAAAGCCTTCTTAAATTGAGAATCTGTTTTTTCAATTAATATATTTGAACACTTTGTACATATACATTGTAAAATAGATCTTAGATGATCTAAAAATCCGAAATGAAATACTGGTTCAGCAAGTTCAATATGTCCAAAGTGACCTGGACATTTTAAATAATTTAAACCACAAGTAGTACAATTTAAATAAGGGTCGCATGTACCCAAACGCAAATCTACTAATCCGCCCTTCTTTGGTTCATAATTTTCATATGATTCTGGTAAATTAATACCAAAAGGATCTGAACTTACAGCTGAATAGTTCTTTATCTCTTTATTTGTGAATATATTAAATTCTAATTTAGTAATTTTTTTAATTTCTTCACTATAAAATTGCGATTCTGAACCCATTTATTGATATATAAGAGATATCTTTATATAAAATTAATTTAAATCAATTTTTTATTCAAAAATAAATAAATAATTTAATAATTTTAAATAAAAATCTAAACTATGATAATGAATAATATTGAAACTTATTACAAAGCTTTAGGAGAAGCTATTCTTTTTGCATCTATTCAATTCTCTATTGGTTCTGTTGAAATGAGTTCTAAATTTTCAGTTATGAATTTTTCCAAAGACCAAGAAACTTTACAAAATGCAGCTTATGCATTAACCGATTATTTAAAAATAGCCGTATTATGGTGTGTTGGTACTTCTTTAATTATGTTTTCAAATTATTCATATGTAGGATTGGCAACTAATATTTTTATTAATGGAATAATAGTTGGTTGGATTATTTATAGTTATCATATTTGTTTTCTAAAGGCTGCTGAAAAATATAAATTAGAATATCCTACTATTTTTTAAGAAATTATATATAAAAAAATTCTTGTTTTTTAAGTAGTACAGAGCCTACTTCTTTCATTTTTACTAAATTTTTAATTTGAGTAAAAACTATTTTAACATTTTTATTATTTTTAAGTTTTGAGTTTTCTTTTACCAAATTTCCAGCAAAAATTTTCATTTTATCATTAATTACATTTGAATCAATTATACAATGACCGGAAGGATGTTCGTCTAAGTGAAACCACCAATCATCTGGATCTGCGTCGTCAATTAGTTTAAAATTTTCAATAGCATTTTTACCTAATCTATAAGTAATATTATCATTAATAATAATAATCATAATTGTTTCTATATATTCACTATTATAAAAAAATTCAATTTTTCTTATAAAAATAATTTGTGTTTGTTAATAAATTTTATATAAATTAAAATATAGTTATGATAGATAAACTTATAAAAGATTTTATATCAAAAGCAATTATAGAATTTAAAAAAAAAGAAAATAAAGAATTATTAGAAAACGAAATTTTAAATCCAATTTTATCTAATTTTACTGAAAAAATTTATCCTTATGTTTCATTATTATTTATAATGTATTCATTAAATTTATTATTAATAATAGTTATTTTAATTTTAATAATTTTATATAATAAAAAAACAATTTAAAAATATTTGAAAATAAATTTTTCTAATGCATCTTAATCTATGATCAAATTAGTTAATTTATTAATAATTTTTGTGGCTTTAAATTATGTTTTACCTTTCATAATTGAAAATATACAATCCATTCCCCATAATTTATTTTATACAAGTTTAATTACTTCAGTTGGTATATTTTTAATAGAAATTGTATATAATTATTATTTAAGTAATTATAAAATTAAAGCAATAACTATTAAGGAAAACTTATATAATGCATTATTCAAAGCACTACTTGTTTTTGTTGGATATTATATTTATGAAGATATAAAACTTGATTATAATATTACTATTCCAGGAATATCAGCTGACAATACAATCAGAAATGTTTTTGTGGTAATTATTATGACTTTATTTATTGTAACCAAGTGTTTAATAACTCCTTGAAATTATTATAAATTATTTTTCTACAATAAGTTATAATGAAATTAGTTTTCACATTAAAAGATTTAGTAAAATATATAATTTTTATTGGGGTTGTTTATACTATTTTGAATATGCTACCCTCAGAGAAATTATGTAAAAGAGATATGATTTTAATTGTACTTGTAATTGTTGGGGGATTTTTATTGCTTGATTCTTACTATAAAACAGAAGGCTTTGTAAATATTCAAGACGATGGTAAACCTGACAAATACGATACTGGTAAAGAAGGAGATGAATATGATTCAAATGATGGAGACGATAATGATTCAGAAGATTATGCAACAACTGATCAACAAGATATAGATGCTTCTGATGATTTAATGTATGCTGAAGATGAAGTAAGTAGTGTTAAGTCTGGAACAAAGTCAACCGAGAAGACAGTTCAAGAAGGTAAAAACACTAATGAAAATAATGATAATAAAAATAATAGAAGTGGAAATAACTATGACAATGGTGGCAATCAAGCTAATATAAATATTCGCGGTGAAGGTGGATTTGGAGGCTCCGGGTTTGCTTCTGGAAAAGATAATTCAGCTGAAGTAGCTGAAGCACTTTTAGCAGCTTTGAAAGCAAAAGAAGAAGCTAAATCTAAAGCTAAAGAAGAAGGTAAAGAAAAAGAAGACAGTGATACTGGTGACACTATTAATAATTATTATAACCAAGAAGGAAAAACTAACAATGGATTAACACCTAAATCAGAAACTTCAAAAGGTGAATTAAAATGTGATATTGAAATTGATAATTTAAAAAGAAAGGTAGAAAATACTATTAGTGAATTACAAGATAAAGTAAATCAATTACAAGGAACATCTTCCTCGAATGAAAATTCTCTAAAATATATGGCACTTTTAATGAAAGACCTATTAGATAAAGGAATTTTAGATGAAGAAGATATTACAAATATTGATAATAAATTAGATACTAAAGTAATAACCGTTGATGATATGATTAAACATTTAGAAAGATTAAAATTAATTTCAAAACCTAAAAATAAGAATCAAAAAGTTGATTCAAGAGTTAAAAATAGTGAATATGATTATAACGAATTACCTCCTGATTTTTATAAACCTTTGGGTTCAAAAGAATTATCTTTATGGGATAATCAATATACAATTTTAAATACTGATAAATGGAAAGTACCAATGCCTAAACCTCCAGTTTGTGTAAATAATACTCCATGTAATGTATGTCCAAATGATGACCCAATAGGTTATTCTAGTTATCCTTTGAACTTGAAAGAATGGGAAAATGCAAGAAAATTTACAAATATGACTGTTAATAAAGATTGGGCAAATAATCAAGTAGATAGTAGTAGCAAAGGAACAGATATTTATAAATATTCAATGAAAAATATAACAATTAATAAAAATAAAGAAGAGAAAAAAAGTAATATAATTAATAAATATCTTAATAAAATAAATCCTGAAAAAATAAGTGAAGAAGAGAAAAATCCTATTATTAATAAATATTTAAAAAATATTAAAACTGAACCAGAAAATGAAAAAGAAAATATTAAAATTGAACAAAAAATTGAACAAAAAGTTGAACAAAAAGGTGAACAAAATGAAGAAGAAAAACCACAAGCAGAAATAGAAGATGAAGGTGAAGGAGTATCTGTAGAAGATAAAGATGTCCAACCTAGTGGAGAAGAAACAACTGAAAACTTTTTTAATTTGTTTAATAATAAATAAATTTTTATATTACAAATATTTTTTTATAGAAAAATATATTTGTGGACTGTATTTACATTTTTTAAATTTTATATTTGAATAGACTTTTGATAATTTTAATGCCTCTTTCCATTCTAATTTATCTTCTTCAAACTTTTTAATAACATTTAGTCTGTCATTAAAATGTTCATCTGATTCGCTAAAAAATTTAATTATTGTTTCATCTTTATTATTATATTTAATAATCTTAGATTGAGTTTCCATATTATATATAATATTATGATATATATAATTTTTATCAATTTTTTCATCGTTCTAAAGAATATTTTTTAAAATATTTAATAATGACAGATATCGTATTTGGAATTGATTTGGGAACTACAAATACAGTAATTTCTTATTTTCAAGAAGGCAAAACAAAAATTCTTTCCGATGGTGCATTTAAACTAATTCCTTCAAAAGTTTATTTTTCTCCCGAAAATAAAATTTATTGTGGTAATTATATTCCAATTGGAGCAAAAGATGTTATTAATTCTTTTAAAATTGAAATAGGAAATCAAGATTTTAGTATTATGAGAAATAATAAAATATATAAATTATCAGATATTTTGAATTTATTTATCAATCATATTAAAATTTTAATTAATAAAAAATTTCCTAATTTATCTATAAAAAGTGTGATTACAGTACCTTCAAATTTTTCGGATACTCAAAGAGAAATTTTAAGAGAAGCTTTTATTAATAATAATTTTAATATTATTAGAATTATTAATGAACCTTCAGCAGCTGCTTTATCATATGGATTAAATCAAAATGAAAATAAAAAAATTATGGTTATAGACACAGGTGGAGGTACAATGGATATAACTATTTTAGAAAAAGATGATAATTTATTTGAAGTTGTTACAAGTATAGGTTTGAATGATTTAGGAGGAAATAATTTTACTCAAGTAATTGTTGATGATATAATCAAAAAGAATCCAAATATAAAAGAGTGTGATACTTTATTTTTTTCAGGTCAAAGAATGAAAGAAAAATTATCTTATTTAGAAAATTTTCAAATTAATTTAAAACCTCATTTATGATATGTTTCTTATTATGATTTAACAGACAGAGAATTTAATAAACTTTCTAATAAATTATTACATAGAATTGATGAATTAATTACTAATCTATTAAAAGA